GATAACATTTTGAACAACTCACCCGTCAAGCCGCCAGTTGGAATGCCATAGCCAAATGTGAGTGCATCCTTATCTAAAACCCCAGGACGCAAGATAACGTGCGCTTGTCGGTCTTCATAATACTCTAAAAGTTTTTTAGCGGTTTCTTCGCGGAAATCTTTAATCTGCGATTTGCTCAGCTCACCGCCGCCATGACGTTTCATGATGTTAGCGACCGCTTCATCTGACATCGAGGTGACACTATCCGGCGTAATATATTCTTTGCCGTCAGCAATTTTAATGTGACTCTTACGGATCATGTCCCATTCCGGCGCATCAATTTCATAGAGCGATAAAATGGATTTATCATCAGCCGTCATGCTTTCCCAATCCAATTTTCTTGTCTGGGCAAAACGCCTGGATAAAATAACAAGCGTTTGGCTGCGCATACGACCATCCCAAGGCTCTAGGAAGTTAAGCTTGTTACTGGCACGCATGCCAATGGCAGCAACCTTGCCAGACTTTGGGTCATCCATATCGTATTTTAATATGCTGCCGATTTCATGCGTATAAGAGACATCAATCAAATCCTTAAAAAGCTCGCGTTCTTCGGGGTGCAAATTAAAAAAGGCGGTCTTAACGGCTTGCCCGATTGCCTCAAATCCGTTCATGCCAGAACGTGACGCTTCCATCGCCAACAATCCCAAATCAGGAATACTGCGTAAAGTAACCAAACCAAGCTTTGTGATATTTTCAAATGCTCGAGCATTACGCATGAAGTCACCTAGCATGCCGCCATAATTTTCGTTATTGCCTGACAATGATGACAGCAAACTTTTTAAGCGTTTGGCTTCTTTGGATTTATTAAAACGATCTTTTAATTCTGGGTCTAAATCAGCAAGTTTTAGCGTGGTTTCCAGTGTGTTCTGCGGATTAACACCCCAGTCTTTCATGAATTCAAGACGGGAAAACCCATTTGATAGCTCATGCACAATGGCATCTTGTATCGCGCCGCTGCCGTATTGTTCATTATATTTAATGAGTGATTCAGCATCTTTCCAATGCAACACACGTGGCTTTGCTAAACGATTAGCAATGTTGGATTTTTCCTGCGTAACTTTGCCTTTATTCACTAATTCATCAAAAACTTTATCCATGAATTCGGTAGCTTGTTTTGCATCATTTAAATCAACACCCGTTTGTTTCATAATACGTTCGTTATCCAATAATGGCAGTGTGTTATTCTTCCATCTATCACGCATGAATCGATAATCACTTTGCTTACTGTCTTTCAATGCGGATTTTTCTTTAATGGTCATATGTGTCATGCGTGTTACATCATGTGTATTTGGCGCAACACGATCATCCAGTTCCCGTATATCTACACCTTGCGCACGCATGCCGCCGGTATACATATCTTGATATTCAATAACCGCATCAGCAATTTTATTAAATGTCGCATCTTCAACAGGCTGACCATTACGTTTGCGCATGATGGCATCTACAATTTCAACTTGATGCTGTTTAGAAGTCCAGACGGGTAGCGTGCCATCACCATGTAATCGATTAGCAAAATCACGCATAAATTTAGATCTGGCAGTTGCCATTTTTAATTGCGTGCTGCGTCTTGCTCTAGCAATCCTAACCGGTGAGCCACCGATCTTTGCGAGTATAGAACGTACCAACGGATTTTTTACGCCAGCTTCTTGCCATTGTTTGATACGCAATAAATTATCAACGGTTGCCTGCATAGAAAATAAATTCTGAACTTGCTGCGCTTTGATCGATCGTTCACGATTATCGACTTCAATTTCAGCACGATTTTGTAATTCTTCGGCAAGGTTTTTACCAGTGCGCATGGCATTATCTTTCGTGCGCTGCAACGCATCATGAATAGATTCAATTTCATCATTGGCAACGATCTTGCCGAATGCTTCTTTTGCTTTAGTTAAGCAATCCGTCATGCGCCTAGTCCTTTCATAATACAATCAGTCAATGACTTTGCCATGGACTTGTAGGTACCCTGCTGTTTCATTAAATCAGCAAGCTCGTTCCATTCATCGGCTAACTGCGGTTTTTCAATCATTTCAGTTAAGTTTTTCACATAGCTATCACTAAACTTTTCTAATGCCGCATCTATCTGCGCATCAGCATCAGGTAGCGTAAAATCAATATCATCCAAACCAGAACTTTTTAAATGCTCAAAGTACGCCTTACGATCAGCCTGCGTCACAGGTTCATGCGTACCATCTACATGACGCTGCATGGAATCTGCCATGTGCCATTGATCGTATAACGCATTAATTCTGGCATTCTGCATACGCTCTGCCATTTTCTTCACAATACCTGGACTGCGTAAGTGTGATTCAATCAGCATATTTCTAGCTAAATGGCTGCCTTTCGCTAATTCCTGCAAGCGTTTATAACCAGCAGTTCGGCGAAAGTTTTTAATGGGCGTGCCATCCGGCATAATCTCTTTGCGAATATCTTCCAATTCTTCGGTTGGCGAGCGCATCTCCGGTAAATTTTCATTAAGTTTTTGCGCATATTTTGCTGCTTTCTTACGCTTTGTGGGATGCTCGCTTTCATCGGCTGCAATTTCTTGCAGCTCTTTTACATGGCGTTCTAGCTTTAGTCTGCGCTGTACGTTTTCAGGTGGTTCAACGGCTGAATCACCAGTCTTTTTAATATCTGCATAAATCTGGCCTTCGGTGACGCGTCGGCCTTTTTCACTACCAGCGCGTTCGGGTACAAAGTCACTGATGGATGTATATAAGTGTTCGGCTTCGGCATCACTTAAGTTTAATTTTTTCTTGAATTCTTCGATGACCATACGCGGGTCGTGTTCTAACTCTGGATTTTCACGCAGTATGTCGGCTGTTGCACCGGCAAATTCTTGTAATGGTTCTTCAAATACATTGCCTTTATTGACCGTATTTATTTCAGTCGCAATATTATTTTTTGATTCTTCTAATTGCGTAGAAAATTCTGGCAGGTCAACACCATCTTGGCGCAATGCTTCACGAAACTTTGCGCCTTGTTCAATCGCACCTAAATTAATAATGTCACCAACCTTTGGCATCTTTCCATCAACCATTTGCGCTGTTGCATCAACACGTGCTGTCTCTGCGGCATCCTGCGTCCATGATCGATAATACTTATCAGCTTTTGCCTTAGTCGCATCTGAAATATTATTAAAATGCTTTGAACCTAATGCCAATGCGCCCGTTTCTAAGATGGCACCAAAAACCAAACCAGCACCAAATGATTGACCGATATTTAATACTGCTTGCTGATACTGCGGTGTCTGACCACGATTGGCCATGCTAATGCCTTCACCCACTTCTTGGAATGAAGTGAACCCAGCAAAAGTCGCACCAACTGGTACGGATGATGTTGCTATCTGCGTACCTAAACGTGCTGCACCAGCACCGGCAAAATTCTTAGTCGCAAGGGTTTCCATCCATCTCACAGCGGATGGCATTACTAATTTCTTTACACCTGCACCTATCGCGCCACCACCGGCTGCCGCAACAGGGTCAGTAACTAACGGGGCTATAAATCCGGTGGTATAACCCGTCAATGTGGCTGCCGTTCCAGCGGGTTGCTGCGCTTGGAAAGACCAATAATTTCTGTTATCAACCCCATCCACAATCGCCTTCAATGTATCTTGCGAAACACCTTCTGGAATATCGATACCTGGGCGATCTTTCTTTGCTTCGGTAACTTGATCAATCGATGCAGGTTGCGGAAACAATATGGCTCGCGCTTCATCATGTGTTAAACGTCCACCTTTCTTTGCGGATGCTTGTATTAAATTATCCAATGATGGACTGGAATTAAAATTACGCATCATCATACGCGTGACACTGCTTTGTAATGCTAAATTAAAGTTAGCAAGCAATGTATCTAATGCACCGTATTTAACGCCGACTAAATTAGTATTAACATTATCAGGGTCAGCATAAACAGGGGTCGGCCCAAATCCAGACATTATTTACTCCCCTTAATAGCTTCGCGTACTTCTGGACTTAATTTCAAATTAGCTTTTTTTCCAGCACGCACAATTTTGTCATACTTTTGCTGTTCATCTGCTGACATGACATTAGGATTCGTTATCTTTGCCGGTGCCTTTGGTGCTTCGGGTGCAGGTGGCACAGCACTCGTTGGAATATTTTGATCAATCGTATTCGGCGAATAATCTTTCGGTGTATTGCCCATCAAAGCATTATTCATAATATCCTGATTTTCCAGCACGCTATTACCGGTATAACCTTCGGCATCAGAATATAAAAACTGTAATGGCTGACCATTTTTATCGGTTGGTACTTCACCATTTGGCGATGACCAAACAAGACCAGTCATCATGTCATTCGTTGCCCAGTGACCATTACGAATAACTTTTAAATAATCTTCACTGATACGCTCACGGTTTTTGCTGCCAGCCAGCAATCCTTGATTCATGACATGCTGCGGCACTGCGAATGGATATTGCCTAACCGCTGTACGCTCTTGCTTCTGCGCATAACTATACACATTAGACATCGTTACACCTTGTGGCGCACGGATAGTCTGACCGCCTAGCGAACCAAACTGCATACCATGTGTCACACGATCAGAAGCCCATTCATAGGCTTTTTCAGGTGTTGAAGCAATGCCACTTGTCATTGCGTAGTAAGTTAAATGCTGCATCGAACTATCAACCTGTACGGCAAACTGTCCGGCATCAGTTGTTTGCAGCGCACGTATACTATCAAAGTAACTAGCCATACGCGGCGTATTAATATAACTGTGATAAAGGCTAGTATTCTTGCCTTTCAAGATTAAATCATCGACTTTTTTAATGGCATCATTCGATAATAATTTCTTTTGGTCTTCAACTTTAATACCAATGGCTGCAACGACCTTGCGTGCTTCTGGGTCGTTCATATCATAATTAACCAATGTTGAATAATCCGCATCCATTCCGTTTTCTACTAACTGCTTGAATGCCAATTTATATTTAACATCAGTTGGGTAATCTGCGCGTAATTGATTAAATAACCCTATTTTTCCAGCGTCATCTGAAAGCTGAAATGCAGATACCATTTCTTTTGCTTTATCATTCAGCATAACTTTCTGTTTGTTTAATGGAATACCTTTCACTGTCTGCCAATTCATAATGGCATCGGTTGCATTCGGCGAATGAATATTAAACGGCGTACCCTGAAAGTTTGTACCGGTTGTTTGTGTATTTTTATTCTGTTGCTCATTAGCAGCAGCCGCTAATACGGTCGGGTCTTTCTGCGCAAAAGCAACGGGGTCATCACGAATCGCTTTTTCTTGGCTTAATACGGCAGCCTTAGTTGCTTCGTAAGATTCTTTTTTATCGACATACAATGGGTCATTCGGGTCAGTTGGTTTTAATGCTTCAACTTTTTCTGACACCTGAGACGGTGACATGTATAACGTATCTTTTTTAGTCGCATAGTTTTCATGTGCGCCCAATACTTTCTGCTGATATGAATCATATTCTTCTGGAAATAATGTCAGTACATCATCAGCGACTTTATCATTAGGGGTTCCACCATCGGTGACACTCTTAATGTTACGAGCCATCTGTCTGCGTACTTCTGCTTTGTTATTACCGGCTTGTGTTTTAAATTGACGTTCGACGCCTTTTAAAATATTACCAGTAATCTCTAATTGTTTTTCACTTGGCGCTGGCAGACCTGCTGCTTCAAGTTGTGCAGAGTACGTGCCGTCATTAAAATCTTTCCAAAAGTCAGAACCTTTACCAGCCATTAAATGATCTTTGAATGATTTAATAGCAATACCTTGCATCAAATTATCATAGCCTTGTTTCTTTGATGCTTCGTATTCTTTCGGCGTAATTGTACCGTTTAAAAAACCCTGATAACGGTTTTTCTGTTGTTCTTTATAAAAAGCAATGGCAGGCGTGAACTGCATATTAACACCTGTTTTTTCATCAGGTGCATAACTTGATTTTGATATAGCGTCATTAATATTCTGCGTTTGTGAATCATCGTACATTGCAAAATCACCTTGCAGCATACGCTTGTTAGCAGCTAACGAATTCTTAAAGATTGGCTCACGATGAATCTGACCAAAATAATCTGTCAGGCTTTCGACATAATCTTTATTAAAATACCCAGTTTGTTTTAGCAATTGCTGATTATATGATTTAACACTCTGATCATAATTCACTAATGCTTTATTGGGGTCTGGTTCATTTAATGCAGCATCAGCAAATTCGCTGTAGGTCGTCGATATATTATGCTGCAATATCGAACGTTGCTGTATCTGCCCTTGCTTGCTAACTTCGGATGAAATTTCAGATACCGCTGACGAAAACCGCTGAAATGCACCGATCATCATATTGAATGTGCCGCCGACATCAGGCTGCGCCGTGACTTCTACAGGTACTGATCTTTCATACTTTGGTATGTTTCGTCCGTCAGCCATATATTACCTATTCAAATTAAATTGATTATCAAAGGCACTATTAGCACCGTATGTTCCACCTGCATTCGTATAACCACCGCCTGTTGGCTTACCACTTGGCATACCCATTGAACCGGCTGCACCCATCACCGTATTCGCACCTTCTTTCAGCAATCCAGTATAAGCACCGAATACCTGTGCTTTGCGTTGCATCTCGACTAACTGCTGCTGCTGTGCAAGCGCACCTACTTTTGCACGCGCGTTCAAATGACTAATATTTTCATCTGAATTAAAATCATGAATATTCTGCGTCACAATACCAAAGATAGTGCCAGACCCAGGCGCAATGCCACGCGCACCGAATGTCACCTCCTCGGTGGCAAGCACCGACTGCAATTTCTTTTGCCGCTCAATGGTCGCTTCATTTTCCTGCAAGCGCACCTGTACTTGTTGTTCGCGTATTTGATCAGCTTGTATTTCTGCGGATTGATTAGCTAACTGCACCTGTGAGTAGGCACTCACACCTGATGCAATCAGCGATGTTGTTGCAGCGGCAATAATGGCTATTTCTATTCCTGACATGCTCGCTCCCTAAACGCTTACCACAAATCCAATACCGATCAATGTAAGCGGCAATGGTTGTGATTGTGTAAATACTATTTCAGCACTTGGATTCCACCCAGACATTGTTTCAATCTGCACAAAGTCAGTTTTAGGTGATGCACCATTATTATAGGTATCTTGATTAATCCTGAATGGCGGTATTAATTCACCATTCACTTCAATACCCAATGACTGATAAAAATCAACGAATATTTTTTTAATCGATTTCGGCATATAAAGATTATTACCTTGCGGCATCGGTATGTTAAGTGGCAATGGCACAATCTCCGGCGTCCACAATAAACCGACTTCATAATCTGTCACCGGTGATTCAAGCGTGATTGAACCACCGGTTACGACGGCTGTTACGGCGACAACAGCCTGTTCTGTTGCCGTCGCAACTAATCCACGCGCATGCACTGTTTCACCTTCCAGATAACTTAATCCGGTAATCGTAGCACTCAATGCCTGCGTTCCAATCTTACTACAATCCATATACGCATCGAATGATAATTGCTCGATGAATAAACGGGTATTGCCATTAACTTTTCGCTCCACAATAAAATAAACTTCTTCTTCATCTGAAACAACGTGCCTAAATGATGCAGCCTGCGCAGTATTAGGTGCGCTAGTCGCAAGCGACCATGCCGTAATTTCCTGCTCTGGTACAGACTGATACACGGATAATTGGCCTTCCCTGACCCCGCCGCTATTCACCATGAATAACCAGCTTCCGTCCTTGATACCTGAATTTTCAAACACGCCTGCTGAATACGGCGTATCTACTAAATGAGGTGCTAATACCGAGATTACTTTTGACTCATAGTGCTGTGTTGTTGCATAAACATTTACGTTCTTAACCTTCTTTCCGCCCTTATCAAAAAATACGACATCATTGTCAAATACCAAAGGCGTCACACTATTTGCAGCATCAGAAGTTTGTAAATTTAAAAAAGAGATATTGCTAGGTGTTAATGGCAAATCAATTAATAACGGTGTGGAATATAATCCACTAGTGGTAAATACTAACAGCGTTTTAAACGCCATCATGTGTTGAATCAATGTTGCTTTCGTACCTTGAACAACAGTTGATATTGAATTAGTGTCCAGTGCTTCGGAGTCATCAAAGTTAAAACTAAAATAAGTGTAACCATTATAGTTTGAACCCCAAATGCCACCACCAAGACTTGATGTTCTAGCAAAGAATATTCTATTTTGGAAAAAGCTTACCTTCTGCGGATAACCACGATTAGCACTGAATGCTTTTTCAGTTAATACCGCATCTTCACCAAGAATCGCTTTTGCTGCGGTAAACAATCCAGATTGTGTTTCAAATATGGTAATGATACGACCGGTCATAGTTTTGGTTGTGAGATAACCATCAAGTCGTATAACACCACCTTCACCAAAGAATAAACCACCCACATGGTCAGCAGAAAATACATCACCATTACAAATGAGTGTCACACCCGTACCTAGCAAGTTGGTTGCCGTTGTTAATGCAGCAGCCGTTGCCGTCACATTCACTGAAAACTGATAAGGGTTGTAATCCTGCCTAAAATCAAACGTGGGATAGTTCACAAATGCAGGGCTTGCATTCAACGTTAATACGACAGGACCAGTACCCGTTCTACGTAAGGTTGCAGGAATATGGGAACCGTGCGCGATAAATACAATATTCGCCGACTGCGAAATAGATAATGACGCAATTTCACCGCTGGAATAAGTGGTTACGGTTGTCGATTGATAAACACCATTGAGATAAACATCGACCGCCAATGGTCTGAATATTAATAAATACCGGTCGCCATCTTCGTAATCAAAGATGTACGGCTTTACCTGCGTATAATTGGTAAGGTAGACGGGGCTTCCGGCATGGTCATTAATTTGGTCAACATAAGTCGTGCCAAAACGCCTCTCAGAACCGCCCTGCGGAATAACCAGCATATTGCGAAGACGCTTAACGGAACGATAATAAATCGGGGAATCGATACGCGCATGTAATAACTCCGACACTTCGCCGAATTGAAAACTTGATTGAATCATGCTTACTGACATAGCAGTCCTTATGGATAGTTGGCAGGCGGTCTATCATAATCCCACCAGCCATTGTAACGAGCTTGCACCATGGGATTTAAACCCATCGCATCAATCGGATGGCTTTGACTATCAGTAAACAATGCTTCACCTAATTGGTTCATCGCATCATTCATTAATTTCTTTGAAAGGTTGTCATCTTCGGCAACTGCATCAGCAAACCATGCAGCCATTAATATTGCCAAATAATGAATGAAGTAAACCGGACAATGCGTAATATCAGGCATAAAGCGATATTCTAAATCCACGATATTATTATTCGCATACATTTTATCTTGGAATATCTGAAACCCCATCGCAGGATAGGTTCTTACTGCGGCAAGATAATCAGACGGCAATTGCAATACGTAAGACCAACGCGCAATTGGCGGTGGTGATACTAATACTGATAACTGCTGAATCTTTGTGGCAAAACGCCACGATTTACCGGAAATAGCAGAGGGAAATAACAAATCAAAAGCACGGCTAGCTGAATCCGCAAATTCACCAGAATTTACTAAATCATCAACTGAATTCTTATTTAAAATATTAAATGTGAGATTGCAAACATCTAGTTTTGACCAAGGCATCTGTTACCCCTTAATTTTACAAATGGCGTTAACTGTAATTAACGCCATCCATAATTTCACTTTACACAGTCGGAACAACACGGTACCAGAGATGACCCACGAAAGTGCTGTCACCAGTTGTAAACGCACCGGTAACGTTCGAGAGATACAAGCCCTTGTTCACGCAAGTGCTGAATGTCTCTGCTACGACGCCGCGATTAAAGTTAAAGCCAGTGCTTGCAGCAGCTTGGAATGTTGCAGCCGATAAGGTTGTGGAAGCAATCACGCCAGCACCATTGACGGTACTATCGTATTGAACCGCAGCCACACCACCCGCAGCATAGTTTGCAGATACATAAGTCATCAGCAATTGTAATTGCTCAAATACGATCAAGGTGTTTGCACCCTGCGCGGCTAAGAGTAATTTAGGTGCTGCATACATACCGTTAAACTCAGCAGCCGTAATTGCAACCGACGCGTATTTCAGCATCAATGGCGAAGTCTTTGCAGAAGTCACCGCGTTGTTTGCAATGGTTAAGGCACCAGAAGCAATAATTGTCGCATCGCCAGACATAACAACTGATGTAGCAACACCACCAGCAGAACCGACAAGCACATTACCGCTAGCAAGTATGGCCAACTTACTGAACGCAATTGCGGCAGCAGTATTGATATCTGCGTTAACGATTGAGTTAGCTGGCACAGCAGCGAATGTTGCAACGGTCACACTGGTTGAACTAACAGCGGTAACACGGTAAATGTCTACGCCATCAGAACCCGTTACATAGATCTGATCGCCAACAGCCAAAGACGCATAAACAGGCAGAAAGTAATCTGCTGCGACGATGGTTGCTAACGTATCACCGATATTGTAATAAGCGAAAATGCGGCGCACATTCGTGTTGCCTTCCGCGCTTAGTTTATCCCAATTTGCATATGAGAAAGCCATGGTATTAATCCCCTATAATTTGTTAGACAGATTCATCAATTGCGATGGAAACAATACCCACTGCATCCACTGCAACAGCGTTAGCAAATATCTTGCCAAGCACTTGCCATGAATCCAAATGCGGTACACGTTCAATCTGCGTACTGAAGTTTCTGCCAAGCCCCATACCCATTGCCATTTTATGCCATGCAAAACAGGTACGGATATTACCAGTCTTAGGTAAGCCACCCTCGGTCATGGTTGGAATTACTTTCCAGTTCATGCCCATAGCAAAGTTACCGTTCAAGCCACCATTCTTAATCGCATGTAAATCGATGTAGAAAGAACTGGTGAACTGGTCTTCGGCAAGTAAATCTGATTGCGCAGCAGCAGAAATTGCAATCACGCGCTGCTCAGGTGGGACAGCTAGATCATCAAAGTATTGGACAACCTGTCTGACCTTGGCAAACGTCATACCTGTACCGCCGTTAGCGATAGTATTTGCGGTGCCTGATGCAGCGAGTGCATCGATGATCAACTGGTCAGAACGACGACCGAGTGCCATAGCGATTAACTGTGCATCTTCTTGGCGTTCGTCGAAGTTAAACAGAAAACGTTCAACATCATCGATCAAGGTAGGTGCGCGGTATGGGTTTAAGGTGACGTTTACTTTGTTGTAGTTCGGGTCTTGATATACAACAGCAGATTGGAAGCCGTACTGTTCGGCGGTCACACTGCCAACTTTACGGAAAGAAACAATCGTGCCTTCAACGTTATCACGCATACGCACGTAATCACGGAGAATAAAACCTTTGGATTGGTACGCTTTTTTGACTTCTGCGTCAAATAGCGTCTGATCAACGTTACTTAAAGATAATGACATGATGCCATCTCCTAATAGGGTTAATAGACAAATTCAAAACAATTAAATCCAGTTAATCGTTTATCAGGTGTCGCCTATAGGGCGGCTGAAAACATTAACGCACACTAAGAACGCGGGCGCTGATTCGTTGGCAGGTATCCCTAGCGGGGCTGCTAACTTTGTGATAGCGGTATCCACTAGGGTAAATGATACTCTGTTTACTTATTGAACGTCAACTAGTGACCTTTTCACCCGTCGCATGCGCTAATCTGCGGCGCACCTCTGCACGGAACTCTGGGTCAGTCTGGTATCTAGGGTCATTCAACGATTGCAATACCTGCTCTTTGGTTTCGCGTTGTACGTGCGGCTGTCCAGGTGGTGCGACATCCGAGCGCGTTGATATCTGCCTAACCTTGTCAAAGAATCGGATAGAGTCAGCCGTGGTGGTCATACGTTTGAAGACTTCAAATTCTTCCGGTGTAAAGTTAGCACTTGCCCATTGTCCGAGTATTTGCAGGTCTTGATTTGCATTTGGTCCGAGCTTTGCTATTTCAGCGGTAGGGTCAGGAATTCCAGCAGTAATGGCTTGTGCATACACATTCAATAACTCGCTGACGTACTCTTGCGATACGCCATTCTTTTTAGCACCTTCGATGAATCCTTTTAACATGGGGTCTTCTTCACTGAATTTCAATTCAGGATAATCCGTCAATGTTAAATCGTATTTCTCTGGTGCGCCTTTGAATGCGCCTAGCTTCTTTTCAACTTCAACGTAGGCTTTTGCTTGTTCGGCTGCGGTCTTGTATTTATCTTTCAACCATTCAGGACGTGCGCCGTCGCCTTTGATATTGTCATCGTAGTACCATGAACCATCGACAACAGGTGCAACAGGTGGTGTACCTTCGGCTGGAGGTGTAGCGGTTGGTGTCGCGGCTGCGGCTGGCGGTGTTCCGGCAGGTGTCGCAGGTGTCGCGTTATCCAGTAAACTCATTTGATCTGCTCCTTGGTTTTATTATCAACTTCTACCTTCTGCAAATATTCATTCCCTAAAATACCAAAGGAAGTCATCAATGCAGCTTGACCATCACGCCATGCAGACCATGCCAACGCGCCACCATGTGCTGCGATGAATTCAGGTGGTTGCGGAAAGGTTTTTTTCTGCATGTGAGATAACTTAATCAAACGTAAAAACTCTGCACCGTTTGGATTTGCTATAAATAACTCATGGGCTAAAAACTGAATCCTATTTAATAATCTGACTTCATCCATTGCTTGGTGCCACTCCTGCTGTTTGCGCATTAGCGCGTCTGGCTAAATTGCTATTAGGGCTTTCGATGCCTTGTGTTGGCTGCGGTGGATTGGCTGCCTGCATAGCTTGCTGCAATAATTCCTCAACCTGACCCGGCGATTTAATTAACGATTCGTCAACATCAAGTTTGTCACTCAACCATTGCGGCAGCAGCGGCAAGTTAATTGTACCGAGTGTTAATTCTTGCCCTAGTATTGGCTGCATAATAGAAACGTAATTTTGTAAGTTTTGTATTTTCTGATTCGATGCACTGCGCACCAACGGTGACTTGTAACGTATATTAACGTTCTTGCCATCAATGCGTAATTCAGGCGGTAAAAAGCCTTTTTTCTGCAAAATATAAACCACACGATTAATAATCTTCGGCAATAACTCTACAGATAATCGACCAAATGCAGGTCCGATTTCTTCCATAAATTGCTGCTGCCTTACCATAATTTCTGTAGCCGTTGGCACAGGTGAATTCACGGGCTGCAATGGATTATCAAAGAGTGCATCTTTGATTTGTATGCGCAAGTCGTTCACTTCAAGATTGCCCATGTTTACATCGCCAGCAACATCTAAACGACGCAAGGGTAAATCGCCCATGGATTGACGGCTAATCGGGATGACCTTATTAGGAGCAATCTGGAATAGGTAGGGATTGAACACACCATCACTCGCAGCCATCCATGGTGGACTGGTAGACAGCGCCACGTTTCTCATGATTTCCTCAACCAATGCGTTGAGCGAGCGAATTGTGGGGAGTGCTTCAATCACCGGACCACGTCCACCAACTTCGTTGGAACACTTCGACCAGCGCGCCACAATCCATGGACTAGACTTGGCATCAACATCTAAAATATATTCACAAGTATCTTGCAGCATCACAACAACACGATAACTTTCACTCTCTGGATAATACACAACACCTTCAACCAATTGGAATTTAGCGAGCGGGTCTTGTTCTAGCTTCTGACTCATTGCAACAGTTAACTTTGCACGCGGCCACATGCGAGTAATATCACGGCCATAAATATTATTAAAATCACGCCATACCGTATTTAAATCATCGTATACGTCAGCTTCGGGATAGATCACGTCAACGGCAACAGACTTGCATTTGATAGGGCATTTACGATCGTTACTTTCAAGTATCATCATGCCGCCTGTACCGATGGTCAGGTCTTGCAGCATTTCATTAATCGCTAAATCAAAATTGCTATCATTCAACACACCAAAAATAATATCAGTGAACGCTTGCAGATACATATTCAATTGTTTTTTAGCATTCGGGTCTTTGATATTGTCGCCCGCTTCCAGCAAGAACCATTGTTCCCCAGGTGGAACTAATGAACTATGCAAGCGTGATACTAAACGCCTTGTACTGTTAACAGCGGTAATGTCATATACCTGAATATTCTTACGGCGACCTTCAACGGTGTCTTGTGGCCATGGGTCACGATCAGGAATGGCGAAGGCATACGCTTCATCATAAATACAGCGCCAGTTATCCCAATTGCTTTTTGCATCAGCATAACGCTTGAATAACTGTCTGCCGTCCATTCTTTCCATGATTAGTTCCCTGTGATTGCGGAGAATAGACTACCGGCTGATTGTGACGTGCCTTGCATTCCGGCACCGCCGCCCGTGCTTCCTCCGCCACCTCCTGACGCACCAAAACGCGAGCGCAGCATGGCAATTTGTTGGGCGTTTAATTTCTTACGGCGTTGTTCAATCTCACGCTTTTGTTGTTCGGCTAATTCTTTTTGATCTTTCGCTAGTTCCCGAGCGGTTTTCATGTCTTCTTTCTGCTGACCTGATGGGTCTTTGTTCCATGGCATTGCGTGTCCAGTCATATTTGCACCTGCTCAATTGAGATGATTCCGTGACGTTCCATTTCCGATTGGTTAAAGTTTAACAGCCTTTGATACATTCTCCAAGGTGTCAAGCTATTTATACGCAATCCTAGTATATACTTTGACCATGTTACACAGTTCAATAATCCAACACACCCAAACTGCTGCGTATCATTACGCTGTTTGAATTTGATACGTAAAACCGAATCGCCTTTCTGCGTAATGATTGCCAAAGGCGGCTTGTCAATCGGTGACGCTGGAATCACTACCTGCAAATATAATCTGGTTGGATTTAATATCATCCAGTTGTAATCATCTTTCGTCATTAAAATAATATGTGAAAAACTTTTGCGTAACCAACGTGTAATCCAATGCGTTACACCTTGTGTGAACACAATATAATATTCATTACGAACAATATTTAAATTTGGTTCGATCATGTGACAAGGTTACAAAATATATCAATGGAATTAATTTCTGCTTGCGCTTCTTCTGTTTCTGTTTCTGGATATGGTTCCAATTTGGTATCGTATAATCGAAAATGAAATACTGGTTTTGGCACGCAATATTCGTAATGCAAATCTTTAACTCTGCTGCGCATGTCATCGTCCTTGTTTCCGTGCAACTTCTATTTCTTCCAGCATTTTACGCAGTTCGGTGACTTCTTCTATCTTTGCACCCTTACCGATAATATCTGTTAATGTATTCGCTTCTTTCGGCGTTAAACGATTATCACCGAATGCACGAATCACACACGTTGCCATTTCTGCAAATGTTTTGCAGTCTTTTAATTCTGGCAAAGAAACAGTACGCTCGTCGGTATTCTGTCCGTCGTAACGCATCATCATCGACCATGCGACTGCGTTAAATGTATTGTCCTTACTACCGAACAATCCTGCTTTGCCTTGCTCAAGCAACCAAGCAGCACGAAAACCTTGCGCGCGTTTATAAGCACTGAAAAACTCTGGGTGTGCATGACACCAATTCGTCACCGTATCAGCATCAACGTTCCACGCTTTCGCCATCTCAACTTTGAAATATCCAAGATGCCCAAGACGCTCACACTCTGCGGGATGAAACTCTGGGTCATAAAGGGTTGGCCGTCCACCTGCCATGATAATCACTCCTGCTTAAATTATATCCATTGTAATGCCCATAACACAATTTTACAAGTTTGTCACAGGTACGAAATTAGCAACTATTATACCTATTCAATAAACGATGGTAAAAATATAGTTGACTTACCAATTTAAACGATGATATTATCGCTTGCATAATATCAACACAACCGGAGTAACAAACATGCGAATCAAATTAACCAAGACCAATTTTAAAACCTTCCTGCGCAAAAACGTGCAAGACCTATACCTGCGTAAAAAAACCACCTTTGACGGCATGGTTGATGGCTGCGTAGATGTAGATAAAGGTTTTATCAAAGCTGAACGCTGCCAAGAATTTCATGAACACAACTACGGCTATAAAGGCATATGGTTAGTGGGTGGCGGTCGTGATTATTTTGAAAAATACAGTGATGCAGGCTTTGACGGCATACGCGTCGACAATTGCTGCGGTAGTTTTATCGTTGCAATCAAGGTGGCTGCCTAATGGATACCATCGCTTGTGGATTAGTTTTTTTATTCATGGTCAGTGCCTATTTCAACCCAATAGGCACGATCGTACAAATAGCATTAATTTATTTAGTATTAATTATCGATAGGAAATACCGCAATGAGCAAGATAGGCCAGAGTGATTGCCCAACGTGTAAAAAATGGATTGCTGAATGCACCTGTGATGAAGATTATCCGGGATGGGATGGTGACGACGGCAGCGCAACGGATGCCGCGTTTAATAATATGCTAGAAGAAGCTCAGCTAGTCTCGCCATAAGTCTGCGTATCTTGCGCAGTACTATCGCTAAACATCTCAAATACAATCGTGCGCACCTTATCCGGCAAGTCATCATCGCTCGGGTCAGGTGTGGCCGACACATAAACTTTTGCGGCGTAGTAGAGTGC